CCCAGATGGGCCCCCCCGATGCTAGTGCGCTCTCACCCCATTGCTGGGGCGAGGTACAAAGCGCGTTAGTATTAACCTTCACCAACACGAGCGAGGGCAAGCTGGACCAGGACTTTTTGTCCCAATGGTCAGGCCTATACCCTGTGTTGGTGGAGGTTCACCGAGCTTCTACCGTACCAAGGACCGAGATATGCAGACAACGGAGACCAGGAGCCTACCATGGAAGAAATATTCATGGTATTGGGTCCAGAACGGCTTCCGCTACTCTGCCCCGAATGGGGCAGGGGAGGCATATCTCCAGAGTGGGGATCAAGTGACGACTTCCTTCCGAACAGGAAGGAGGGCGGCGCCTGACCCCACTGACGGTGGCTATGTCAATACCTCGGGATCTCAAATCGAGTTCGCGAGGGAACTCAAGGTTGAGTCAGACGGTGATCTTGGTAGATCCCTGCCTGACAACGGCCACGAGTTCTCGTCAAGTCTCACTGAGCATGTATGGCCTGAACCTCAGACCATATTTGCCAAAGGGACCGCGTATGGTGATCTGCTGATGCATGAGGGATATTGTCTCCCCATGCTCAGTCCCACCATGCCGCCGATGGACTACCCTACCGATCATTCTAAAATGATCGATGGAAGTAGGCTCATTCGGATGACGATACCGACAGCACCGGAGGCTAATCTCGCTCAGTTTCTAGGTGAGCTCAGGGAAAGATTACCTGAGCTGCCTGGATCCCTTGCTGCGAAATACAGTGCCTCCACCGGTAAGCTTAGTGGCACGCGTGATGCGGCCGCGGCTGTTGGTGGAGAGCATCTGAACATGCAGTTCGGGATCCGTCCGTTCATTCAGGACGTCCAGAAACTGTCCCGTGCTGTTCTCGATGTTAACAACATCGTGAAACAGTACAAGAGGGATTCGGGTCTTCCGATCCGAAGACGAGCTAGTCTCGATGGGAGTGCAGCTAGTGTGCAGAGACCAGATGAGAATGTCGGGATTGCTACTCCGACGTTCTTTAACCTGGGTATGCCACTGTTTGCTGGTGTTCCTCCCACCACTGTGATGGATAACTATCACAGCGAGGCGTGGTTTTCAGGTGCGTACACCTACCATCTCCATGAGGGACATTCCTTCATAGATAAGATGGAGAGGTACGAACAGCTAGCTAACAAGCTGCTGGGCAGCCGCCTTACGGCGGATGTCATCTGGCAACTCACGCCATGGTCCTGGCTGATCGACTGGTAGTCTGACATTGGGACATTTTTGTCCAATGTTAGTCTGTTTTCCAGCGATTCGTTGGTGTTGAAGTACGGATACGTGATGCATAGAACAACCTGCACACGTGAGTACCGTAAGACTGGAATTTCTTACAGTCCTGGTAGCTCTGGTCCGTCTTCTCTCGTGCAATTCCATACGATTACTCGTAAGGAAAGAACGCGAGCAACACCGTACGGTTTTGGCGTAGATATGACGTCGCTTTCAGCGTCACAACTCGCCATCCTCGCCGCTCTGGGGCTAACCAAGTCTCCGGGTGGTAACCTCAAATATCTCAACTGAGATATTGGGGAGTGATGCGGACTTCTTGTCCATGCATCCCGGTGGGGTCAACCTGACTCTGCCGAACTTCAACAGAGAGCGTTCCCATGTCTTACGCAGACCCACAGTCAGTGACAATCAATGCCGTTGCGACCTCGCTTCCGCGAGTTAGCAGCGGTATCAACTCCGGTGGTTTTCAAACCGGTGATGGTACCGTTCGGCTCGACGTCTCCTCCGCCTACGGGAAGAGGACGCGTCGAACGATTGGCCTGACCCAGTCGAAGGTTTCCGCCGATCCCCTGGTGCCGTCACAGAATGTCCGCAATACCATGCGTTGTTACATGGTTGTGGACACCCCTGTGAACGGCTTCACGGTCACGGAGCAGAAGTATCTGGTGGACGCCCTTTCGGCGTACCTCAGTGCTTCGTCTGGAGCAAAGGTCACCCAGCTTTTGGGTGGTGAGAACTGATTCGTCCCTGGATGTGGAGAGAAAGATTTCTCCATATCCTTTTCGCCCTGATTCTTTTACTCAGGACGGCGAGACGGATCTGGTTCTGACCGGCGTGGCGGACATGGGCGAGGATCTCGCTACCCCCCGTTTGGGAGGAGCAAGTGAAAAGCCCGATCGCGCTCGCACAATGGATCCTCATTGATTTGGGGATCCGATGCGGCACTAGCACCACTCGAGATTGGAAAACGATCTCGAGGCGCGTTGAAGAAGAGGGGTTCTCGTTTTTAACGATCACCCTGCCGGACTTCTGTGCGGACTTCGAAAAAAGCCTCGCACAGGAGTTCGTCGCTCTCGACGCTTTCGCTGGTTTCCAGCGAAACGGAGGTCTCCCCCGATTTCTCGGAGGTTTCCTAGAGCTTATCTTCAACCGCGACAGTGGATGTCTTCTCCAGGAACCTGACATTCAAGCCATCCGAGCCGTGCGTCAGATTACTCTGATGTTCGGCAAGGTGAAGCTTGAGTGTACTTCTGACCGCACATGGCGGGCAGTCGACAAGTTCCTGGAGTGTGAGCAGGATCTGAAACAATCCGATTCACGGCTCCGATCTGAACCCGACAGGGTCGATCGGTTCGCCCGGATCGGCAGACTGCTGTGGGCAGATTTCTTTTCGTCTATAGACTCTCGAGTCTATAACGAGGGAGTGATGCCCAAGCATGGCCCAGGGGCCACGGCTGATAAACTTCGCGGTAACGCGAAGTATAATCAAGCCACGTGGACCCGCCGGCTGGAGAAGGTTTTCCCACACTGGGAGAACCTCATTCCATCTGAGTCCTTCCTTAGCAGGACGGACATTGTTCGGATTCTCGAACCTGGGGAGGAGATACCCGTAAAGGTTATCGCCGTCCCCAAGACGCTGAAGACTCCTCGGATCATCGCCGTCGAACCCACTTGTATGCAGTATATGCAGCAAGGGGTTCTCTCGATGGTGATGCAAGAGATGGCGGGTCATGACAACCCACGCCATTTCATCCAGTTCGAATCGCAAGAACCAAACCAATGGCTCGCGCGAGAGGGCTCCATCACTGGAGCTCTCGCCACACTGGATCTCAGTGAGGCTTCGGATAGGGTCTCCAATCAGCATGTACGTCTCCTGTTGGCTAATCATCGTTGGCTTCGGCTAGCGGTAGATGCCACAAGGAGTCGGAAGGCTGATGTGCCACGGCGAGATGGTACGAAACGTACCGTAAGACTCGCCAAGTTCGCGTCCATGGGTTCAGCGCTTTGCTTTCCCATCGAAGCGATCGTCTTTACGACGGTCATCTTCTGTGGGATAGAGCAGGCGCTAGGCCGTCCACTGGTCATGAAGGACATTAAGTCCTTCTATGACAGGGTGCGTGTCTACGGGGATGATATCGTTGTCCCCGTGGAATATGTGCACCAGGTTATCCAGGAACTCGAAGCTTTTGGGTTTCGAGTCAACATGCGCAAGTCTTTCTGGACTGGCAGTTTCAGAGAGAGTTGCGGGATGGAGTACTACAAGGGCGTACCTGTTACGGTCGCTCGAGTGCGTACTCTCCTACCGGATAGCCGACAGGACGTTGACGAGCTGGTGTCCACAGTTTCCCTGAGAAATCAGCTGGATAAGCTGTATTTCCCACAGACTGTGCGATTCCTAGATGAACTGATCGGGAAGATTATTCCCTTTCCAGTTGTACTAGAAACGTCCAGCTTGCTCGGTCGTCATATGCCGTGGCTCCCTAGCCAGGAGACCAGGCATGACCTCGACAACCATTGCCCCCTTGTCAGGGGTATGGTTGTCGTGTCCAAGTCACCACCAAACGCGGTGGACGACTATGGGGCCTTGATGAAGTGGTTCTTGAAGAGAGGCGAGATGCCTTTCCAAGACAAGGATCACCTGCAACGTTCTGGGCGACCCTCTTCCGTCCGCATCAAGGAGAGGTGGGCTAGGCCATGGTAACCGGGTTTCCAATCCGGGTCAACCACAGATAGCCTATGGTCCCGGCGCGCGGTTGCGCGCCGGGGGCGGAATTGAAAATTTCCGCCGCAGGGAGTCTAGGTGACTCTCTTCGGAGAGTCGATGAAGGTCTTTCCTCGCGTAGTGCGAGGGAAGTACCCTAACCTAAGCTCCGG